ATCAAGCGCAAAGAAGTCATGCATACTATTTGAACGCTTTAATAAATAGTTGTTTGTCACGTATCTAAGTTGATCAACCGAGAAAGTGAAACTTTGCATTATTGCGGTCTTTGGATCACTTATTTTTGCATTGGTAGTTTTACCATATCTAAACACGTGAATAGTGTTTTTTAATCTGAATGTAATTCGTTTCATGATGTTTATTTTTTACGGTTTTTATAATAGTTTTTGTTGTTCTGTTCTTCCTTGTACGCTAAGTAATTAAGCGTAATTATGAAGAGGCTAAATAATACATATATTATCATAATAAACCGTTTAAAATGCCGTAAATCAATGAAAATATGCAAGTTGCAACCAATGTGCAACCAATGGCAAACGATACAATATTAAAAATCGTTTCTAATTTGTTAGTGGTGTATAATAGATTTCTCATGGTGTATAAAATTTATGTTTTAAATAATGTTTAGCAATTATAAAAGCCTTTTAATTAATAAAAAAACTTTTAAGCTAAAAATTAATAAAAACTTTTCCACAATCGTAAATTAATTTAAATGTTAATAACTATTTATAAATCAATGACATATAAAAGAACGTGCGCACGTGATAAGAAATAAAAACAACAATAACAAATTATTTTAAAATAGTTTTTAACAATGACATATTAGTTATCAACATCTGCCAAAACCCAAATCTGTCAATAAATTTGGTCTGAATTTGGTCTGAATTTGGTCTACATTTTGGTCTGAACGTTTGCTCTAAATATTTTATTATAAAAATTATTTTAAAAAAAAAATAAATAATTATTTTAAATATATTCTTAGTAAAACTGAGTGATTTGTTGAGGATATTCTGAGTAAAAACATCTCATTATTTATTGGAGATTACTAGCAGATATGTGTGGAATTATCCCTTGGAATGTGGCTATAAATTTGGTCTAAATTTTCTACAGAATACACGGAGAATTGTGTCTAGAAATTACTTGGATTTATTTTTAAAATAATAAAGGGAAACCAATTACGATTTCCCTCTAAATATTAAATGCATTTGTGTAGCATTATTGTCTTAAAATCTTAGTGGTTTTTGTAGAGGTATTCCTTAATTCGGAAACCCGTTTGAAAGTGAGGTAAAAATATTCTCATTTAGAAAATGAACCACGGTATCCCCCACCGTATCCCTTTTAATACTCAAGGATGTTTTCGCAATCTAAATTCATTGGATAAGGTATTCCATAAGTCTTTGTATACCTACCGTACTTGTGCCAGCAGTCCAATGAGTCTAGATGGTCTATATGCTTGTCATATATCTTATCGTGATCATAACAGAACACACCTTTAATGGTACGACAAAACATAATTAAGTTTTTGCCATATCTCTTCTTAACTATTAAAAAATAATTCTTAATCATATTTACCTCTTAAAAAATAATTATTAATAGTCTCAATATCGTCTTCTGCATCTGTTAAGCTTTTTATAGCATCCTTAACATTATTATAAAAATCATCAGTAGAATGATCACCAATACCTACTGCACTATTTGTCATCAAATCTAATGTCAATACCGCTTTCTTAGCTTTTGCCATTGAATCTGAAATTAACATTTGATACAAATTCTCTTTATATTGTTTCGTGTTTTTTTTCATTTAATTTTTGTTTTCTATAATTACTTCTAAATCTAGATTCTCTAGACGAACACCAATCTGAAATATTACTAGAGAAAAACCAATCATAATCAACCGTTATAATATCTTTAGAATAACTATTTACTATTCTATCTACTTCTCTAGAACTTGGATATTTACTTTTATCAACTCTTCTTAGTTTGTGTATTCTGTTTTGATTGTCAGTTCTACACTTAACAGAGCAATATTTTCTTGCTCTACCGTTAATACCCTCTTCTTTAGTTTTTTCAAAACTTTTATTACAATTTGCACAAATCATTTAGTCTTAGGTTTTGGATTTAGCAATTCGAACAACTCTTTTAGTTTTTGGTCTGTATCCATATCATGTGTTTAAAGATTAATAATATTCAAATCTAAAAACCATGTCTGACAAATCCAAAATTATTTTTAAAAATATCGTATTTTGATTTATAACCTAATTTTATTGAGAATTGCCTAATATCTTCAACAACATCTATTGGCAAGACAAACCAATCATTGGTTTTATGTATATAAATTGCAAACCAATCTACTTCTTTCTTGTTGTAATTCACTCTAACTTGACATTGATTGTCTTTTGGACGGACATGATCTGTAGACTTCACTTGAACCCTTTGTAAGACATTATCTACATCAACTACTAAATCATACCTTATCTCGTGATAAAATGGCTTAGAAACCGTGTATCCTTCTCTTATACATATTGTAGTGAATAGTGACTCAGCATATTCACCTAAATTCATAAAATACTTAGTCTTGATTGATTTTCTTTATCTATTGAGTAAACATCACGAACATATTCACCCAATTCCTTGCCTAACATCTCTCTAAGTGATTTATCAAAGCTTAATTCTAATATTGATTCAACCCACTCGTCATTATTAGAGCATAGATCAATATTTGCTCCCGTTCTTGAGAATGTTATCATATCTGATCCAATAAATGGCAACCATTTGCTACCAGCCTCTAATACTTTTAACTCGCTTTTGCATCGATTAAACTCATTGTCAATCAATGGAGCAATAACTATGTCCATTTGATCAAAGAATCTAGCGTATTGATTTACTTTAACACCACCCGAAATAAATACGTTTTTGTTTTTACCATCGTCAGTAAATATTCCTAATTGGTGATGCCAAACCTTTTTAGCATAATCATTTACAAAATCAGTACCCGATAATTGAAAAACCATATTTCTACGAAAGGTCTTATTATTATTTAGCCTTCTAAATGGTATTTTCATTTGGTCTAAGTCACCGTAGTGGGTAGTACTACCAGCATACCCTATAACCGTTTTATTCTTGTTTCTTCTCTTTCCTTTACTATCTACCCATTGTGGGTCATCATAATCAATAGCATTTTTTACTACAACTACGGGTTTATTGTCAAATAAATCTTCAATTTTCATTTTCAAATACTCCGTACTTGTCCAAACATAATCAGCAAATGCTATGTTCATTAGAAAGTTGTTCTTCCACTCACCATAATCCACATCATCTCGCCAAACTATTGGATGATGATTAGGTAATTCCCATAAATCATCTACATCAATAATTATTTTAATTCCTTGTGCTTTTATCTTTTCAAGTAAACCAACATCAATATCTCCATATCCAATACTTCTATTGTATACAAAGTAATCATATCCTTCAATAACCACATCATATGTGAAATTATATACAAAATCACAATGATGTCCTTTCTTCTGTAGATATTCAAAAGGTTTTTTTAATCTGTGATAACTTATAGCGTTATATTCAGATTTAACGCAAACTAAAAATCGCATATTTAATAAATAATATTATAGATGATATTATAATTAAAACAGAAATGAGTAAACCTAATGACTTAATTAAGTTTGACCATTCTGTCTTTCCAAAACGCATTTTATAATTTATCGGCAAGTCCATTGCCATTCATGTAATCTTTAAATAATTTCCAAGGGAAACCATCACCAACATCAAATTTACCCTTACCACTACCTCTAACGTGATCACCACTAACATCTGAATGTCTCACAATATTGTCTAAGTTTATGTCATATTCATTAGACCATTTGCGACACAACCAAACTAAAGAATCAAATTGTGCAGCACCAACCCAATCAGTATTTATTACCGTGTTTTTAAAAGACTCAAATTGATTATTAGCGTAACTATGTCTAACTAGCAATTCAACCCCTAAAAATGTGTTGTTTAAACTTGTCTCACCTTTCCACTCACTTTTGCCAGCATGATAAGCTTTTTTATCTTGAATTTGTGCTAATTCAATTCTGCCATCAACATGAATAAATGCGTGAACACTTAATCCTATATCTTGTAAAAACTCTGATGCAGATTTACTACCAAATTTTTCAGACATAGAATGAATAACAATACCATTTGTTTTTTTTCTAATACTATTTGGTCTAAAAACTCTTACTGATGGTATTACTTTAGGTGCTTTAATCATTAATTTTTGATAATAATCTTGAAAGTGGACTTTTTGGATTCTTTACTTTATATATGTATCTGACATTGTCACTATCAACATATAACCTAAAAAACTCATTATAATCTTGTATTTTGGCATTTGTAGGTAATTCTGATAGATTATCTACCAAAACACCATCTACTCCTCTTGGGGGATAAAATCCTATGCTATTCATCTTCTATTATTCCTTTAATTTGATCTTCAATAAAAGCCTCTGAATACTTATTATTTACCTTAACTAAAACACCTAGCAAAGTATCTATAATAGCTACACTAGAATCGTCAACACAATTAATGTGTGACCAATGCTCACTCAGTTCTTCTATTAAAATTAAATTATTCTCAAATGGATTGTGCATTTTTAATATTGTTTTTAACTTTTGCCCAATATTGGATTGTTGATCTTTTTTTATATCCGTAAGTTCCTCCATTCCAATTTCTAGCAATAATCTCATTACTAGATTCTTGGTGATGAAAATCTTTCCAAATATAATACATCTCTACTGATTTGGTCGCACTCCACCTATCTTTATACAAATAACGCATCGTACTACCTTGTTTCCTTAAAATTCTGTTAATCTCTTTTACCATAACTCTACGTATCTGTAGCAATCCTATGCTTGGTGTACTCATATGTGTATCTCCAACTGCCAATGAATCACCATTTGACTCAACAAGTATCATGCTTTCAAGCAAGTAATCTACAGAGTCTATTTGATGGTATTCTTTAACAACGGTTGTGTCTTCGCAAAGATTATCTATGGTGGCATTAGGTGCTACTATAGCACTCATTAACGCCATTAGTGTTAAAATTGTTTTCATAATTAAAATAATTCACTCTTCTGCGTTTTTTTAATTGATTGCTCAAAGATATCAATTCCATTCAAGAAATATCTGTTTTTCATTAGATTGTAATCTAATCTGAGGTAACCATTCTTAAAAACATCGAAATCCTTTACCTTTTGAGTTTTTATTATTACACTTTTATTTTCCTCCTCACTTTTTCTATAAGGTCTCCAAACAGAAGAAACCGTGTCAGAGCCATCTGTTATTGATCCACCACCTTTTATCTTATACATATCGGGTTCGGGGTAGTTGCCCGTCTCGTCAATTTGTGGAGTTAATTGATGATAAACTACATGATGACTTACGTTAAATTGCTTGGCAAACACCTCTTGTCTCTTTATAAATGATGTCAAATATTGCAAATCATTCATCGTAGTAGGCTTACTTACTTTTAGG